TATAGCCGTTTTCAAAGACTATTTTATTAAAACCACATTTAAAAAGTTGAAGAAGATGGTAAAAAAATATTACTAATGTGTATATCCCCTAAAAAGGTGAAGGTCAAATTGTATATAGTTGCCTTTCTTTAAGAACTTGCATGTTAATTTGGCTTTAGCAAGCGTTTCTTCTTTCATAAAAATAGGCAATAAATTGGAAGTTTAAATCTTCCCAATATTTGTGTCCTTCTTTAGTGCTATTCCACAGAAAAGAAGAACCAATATTGCAGTCACTGTATTCAATCATGGTTAAGACATCTTTCTCAATACCTTGAAAGAGTGTTTCACCTCGCCTATAGTTTAATACATTAACACAATACCTTTGCAGCGCATTATGTTTCTTTAGAAACTTATATAACAACTTTGCTTTTAATCTCTTATCCATAATACCCAATTGTTCTTAATGCTTTATGCCATTCTTGCAAATAAGTATAAAAATCAGAATCTAAAGTTTGCCAATAGTTATGTCCTTGTGGCGTACCTTTCCACACAAAAGAAAAGTTTATACTATTATTGTTTGTTCCAATAAGCCGAATAATATCTTCTTTGGTTTTGACTTCTATAGTTGGTTTCCTAAAAGCCATTGCATTTTGACAATATATTTGTAATGCACCACGTTTCTTTAGAAACTTGTACATTAATTTTGAATTCAAAACTTTAATGGAAAAACGCTGTTTCATCGTCTACTGTTATTGAATGTATATTACAATTGCTCTTTCTATCAAGAGGCTCTTTTAATGATTCCTCCAAATAAGCATTAATGATACCATTAACATCATCTATGGTTTTATAAGGTCCAATCCATACATGTTTTCCCCATTCTATATGACGAACGTAATATGATGCATTTTTAGCCTTTCTGAACGTAAATTCCTCACGTTCTAGTGGTCTTCTATACCAAGGTACTTTAACCTCCTTAAAATCGATTTTAGGGGCATCCTTGATAACTCTTTTCTTTCTTACAAATTCAGCTATTTTATTATCCATTATTTATTTTAATAAAATAAGAGGCTATCCTTTTTAATGGTAGCCTCTCATTAACATTAATCTTTAAGAATTTCTTCAAGTTTATCTACATACTCCTTCAAGATGAGAGGATAGTAACTATCATAGTAATACTGAATCTCCTCGATAGCATAATCCTTCTTCATCTGACGGAAGATACAACTTGCCTCAAGAATCATTACCTTCTGAATGTGGACATCAGGAACCTTTCCATCACACCAATCCTCTGCTTTCTTGTTAAATTGGCTTAAGTAGCCCATATACTCAGCAAAGATGATGAAAATGGGCGTAGGAATTACGTTTTCCTTGTGCTTGCTTAACACATCACTGAACTCTTCCAAATCTTTCAAATTACCATCCCACTGTTCTGTGTGGGTGATTGTCTTAGTTTCTTTACTCATTTTATACAATGTTATTTAATATTTTTTACCAACAATCAATATTTGTAATATCTTTCTCTTTACCACAATATGGACAGATAATAGAAACGGCAACACCAATTCCAGTTGATGTAAAACGATAACTGAATGGCGCAGAAGATTCATCTTTCTTTTTGTGCCTTTTATGCCATTTCTGAAATTTATCAGCTATTTCTTGTTCTACTTCATCTAAATTATAATTAGCCATAATATACTTCTGGATGATGGGACTCTGTGTGCCCATTATTTTCTACTGTGGCAATTTCTAGCCCACTACCAACCAAAACTTCCGTTACTTGGAAAGAAGGATTTTCGTTTATTTTCTTCATTTTTCTTTTCAGATTCTTCTACAGTTATTTTAAAATTTCTTTTGCACTTCTTCACCATTCCCTTGTAGGATTGGTCTTGCCATGTCCTAACTGGTGCTTTTGGTTGATACCTTGTATATTCGTTAGTACCGCCACTTCCTCTGAATAGATTTGAATCAAAGTTATCCTCAACTCTATCCCAAGTTATTGTATTCCCCTCTCTTCTTCCATTATGTGAAGGGTAAGATGTTGTTCTATGATGACTATTTGGGTAATCATACATATCTGGAAAGAAAGCGTTGTATTTGTCTGGGTCAATACCGTTTCTTCTCAGATATTCCCTATCATTCTCATCAAAGAATTTAAAGAATCCCCAAATTAGTATTCCAATTGGTAATATAATATATTGCCATTCTTGGTTATCAATCATATTTAACAGTGCAAAAAATGCACACGTCATCATACAAACTATGAAGTTATTATAAAACATATATCCTCTTTTTTGTGCAAATATATTATTTTTCATTTAGAAAAACAAATTTTGCACATTAAAAAAAGTTAATAAGTCATTTTTTTAACAATAAACCTAGAAAGAATACTAGACTCTTCCATTGATTTCTCTGTCTTATCAGTGCCATCACTAGTAATCTTGAACTTCACCTTGCTACCTTCCTTTGAGGTAATCTGAATGTCCATACGCTTAATCGAGAAGAAAGGAGGTACATGATATTCCTTGCCAACTTCTAACTCTTGAGGTTTGATATGGTGCTTAATAATCTTAAGCTCTTCCATATGGTCTTTTATTTTCTTAGTTGCCATTACCTTATAATATTTAAAAAGTTTTCAATTCTGTAATAAACACTGCATCAAGGTCTGATGGATAGAATGAGCAATTGTAATTATACTCATTTCCAGTATATTCACTAATCTCGTGACAAGTGCAAGACATGTTTGTCTTTGTGATAACCTTAACAAGCTTCCTTGATTGGGTGAGAATCTTTGGGATAAGATATATCTTACCCTCTTCAATGTCAGCCCATTCAATATGTTTTCTCAACTCCTTCATCTTCTCCCTCTTTGTATAAGTTGGAGATGTTTGTGAAGAAGGCCCAGTTTGCTGTGGATAAGGTCTTGTCGTTACTTGAGATGGTGTTGGCAAACCCAATGTTGACTTCGGCTTCAATGGACACCAACTAGGAATCATAATGTCTTGGTTCGGTCCTATATTGTAGTCAATTCTCCTAGGACGAGTTACATCAAATGCCTCGTAATGAACTGCCCTACAAGCAGCATCAAACCTATCTTCAACACAGTGGTCATAATCCCTAATCAAGTTGGGACAACCATTACATTTTACTCTCTTATCACACATATCTTTTAAATTTACATTTACTTTCTCCTTTGGTTCTGCTTCCTCATGGAATATATCTCTATCCCATATACAAGTTTCACAGTCCCTACAATCCTTTCCTTCACAAGGATTATCACCTCCAATACCAAACATATTTAATTTAATTTAAATCCATTCGTCATCATCATTAGAATCAAGCTGATAATAGTCAAAAGAAGGATGATACCAAATCGATGGTCTTTCCATTTCCATCTGTTCTCTAGTCTCTCTTCTTTCACGCATTTGTTCTCTTATCATCTTCAAAAACTCCTTTGACCTCAACATATCAATGGATGGCATCATTCCACCATTCATCTCTCGCATCTTGTCAAACATTTCCCTCTGATGTGGATTAATGGCTTCTTCTGTCATATCCTTGAAGTCCTCACCAAGCAATTCCTTGCAAGACTCCTCAAATATTGTAGAACCCAACTTCTCAAGAACGTGCATATCACCACCAATCACAGCGTGTTCAATACAACTATGCAATAGACAATTAACCATATTCATAACAGCAAGCTGGAACTGAGCATTATTCTCAACCCTTTTACTTCCTCTATCAGCATTTAACATTCTTGCGATGTCATCAATTGAATGCGCCCCAATAAAAGAACCGCCAATACGAGCAATCTTGTTTAAACCATCATAATACTTATTATCACAAAGTCTTGATGATATAATATGTATCAAATCCCTATTGGCCTTTTCGTGATTAACTGCCCACCTAAACGGAATGTATAGCTTATTTGCCTTTATATGTTTCAAGAAGATTCTAAACACTGTCTTCTCTACTCCAAATTCTTCTTTAACGTTCTTCATTTGCAAATATATTAATTTTTTAGTTAGTTTCCAAATTTATAGAGTTAATTAAAGTTAACCTATGACAAAATTATCCTTATCATCAAAATTATGACAATTAGGACAAAATAAAAAACTCTTCCAATTTGTTTTATCTGATGTAACCATCAATGCTTTCCAAGGATAAAACTCGTGGCCGCATTTCTTACATCGTAACAAATATTTTCTATTAAAAGCATCGTTCTCAACCATCTATTTCAAAATATAAAGGTTTATATACCATTTCATAATTCTCATCAAGCAATGACACATTGTAAACTTGCGTCTTATTCAACATCTCGCATTCTCTATTCGTACTATGGAGATGACCGTGAAGGTTATAAGTAGGGTTTATATTACCAATAAAGGTGTTCAATGATTCATTGCCAATATGACCTCCATCAGCCCACCAACAATCCTTCTGTAACAATATATCACTAACTCCATATGGGGCATCGTGAGATAGAACTATATCAATTTTTGGTAATTCTTTCTCTAACTTTCCATATATCTCATCTTGTTCCTCATATGGTTTCATAAACGACCAATTGCCGAATATCTTGCATATTGGAGTACCAAAGATTACTTTACCTTTATATTCATAAGTCTCGCAATTGAGATACACAATCTTGTCTTGTCCTTCCAATGCAAGTCTTACCCTATCTTCATGACATTCCCACCATTTGTCGTGATTGCCACCTATGAATATAACCTTATCACAAGGTAAGTTATTGCACCAAGGCATAAAAACTTCTTTAAACCATTTCTCACTTGGTATGGAATAGTTCTGAATGCGTAATGGTACAATATCTCCAGCAATCAACACAAGGTCACAAGGTTCAATCTTGAAATCCAATTGACCATGCATATCTGAAAAAGCACATATTCTCATTTTCCGTATATCTTCTCAAACTTATCTTTATTATTCTTAAAGAATTCTTCCCATTTGGAAAAATAACCAAGCCAAAATTCTCTTCCTTCAATTGATTGGTCCCAAAAGAATGAAGTAGGACCAAAATTATATAAATTAACAAATGTCTGTCTATTTGTTCCACCATAAGATTGCTTAATATAATTACAGACTTGTGACATAAGCATATTTTTTGCCGTTAACTTTGGTTTATTTGCACGAACCTCATTTGCAAGGTAATCGTTCAATATACCATTCTCCTTAAGGAATTTATATAATAGCCAATAACCAACTATTCTTTCTTTCTCTTCAGTCATTTTTGCAAAGATATATAAAAAATTCTTAATTCCCAAATTATTTGGTCGGTAATATTTCTAACTTACCAACCGTTTCTGCCCATTTATTACTCAATTTATACCAAAACCTTCTTTGGTTTTTTCTTTTCGCTTTTTCTGTTCTACTATCTTCTTTGTGGAACATCTCATAACCCACCCAATAATAGTCACTATAATTCATTGTTGCTATAACATCAAATAAACCATTAAGATTTCCACTAGAATGAGTTAAAACAACTCCAACAAGGTAATTTATGAGAAACTTTGGGTCATCATTGCCTTTATTATAAGGCTTGAACTTAATAATCTCATCAAGCAATTTATGATAGACATTATTCTGCATTGCAAACTTAATGACTATCTTAATTGCCTCTTCCTTCTTAATTATTCTATTCTTGTATATCGTTAACATCGTTTCCTTTCAATTGCTTAATCAATTTCTCTAGATTGCTTTTCAGCCATCCTTCTTCACTGACTGAAATTGTCATCTCAAATTCAGCCAATATATCTTTTGCGCCTTGCATATAGGCGCATTTCTTGATGAATGAAGACCCAACCATTGTTGACTTCAAATAATCTTCAGCTTTCTCCTCTATAGTCCCTAGCATACAACACATCTTTAGTTTCTGTTTGCCATTTATTAGAAATGTATACCCAAAAGTTAATCCAATCTATATTAGTATTTGAAGCTGGTAATAATCTGAAAAATCCATATATTTTTTCACCGTATAAATCATGTAACCAATCATTCTCGTTGCAATAAATGTCTATACACTTATATAGATAGTCTGAAAATGAATCATCCTTGCTTATATGATACTTATGGTATATAACATAATATGGATGATTTACATTTTGCATAGCTTCCAATTTCTCTTCTATTGATTGTTCATAGAATCTATGCATAACATTATACTTCATCATAAACTTGCAAAGAAGATAATGAAATTGTTTTCTGTTTACACTTTTAATCATATTTTTTGGGAATTATATACTTGTTGGCAGTACACAAGCACTACCATTCTTCATCTTCCTCATATTCATCTTTTTCATTTTCCTCTTCTTCTTTATATTTTATAGCCTTTTTCTCCAAAATTTCATTTTCTTTTTCTAATTCCTTTAAAGTTTTTGAAGATAATTCTTTACCGCACATTGGACAATATTTGATATTGCCTACAATTGTTTTCCAAATAGAAGCACTAACAAGACAAATTTGTCCATCTTCAACTGCAACTGTTCCTAATACAGTTCCTATTGTTTTTCCACCATCACAATATTTACACATAATATTTTGTATTTTTTTAATTACTGCCAACAAGTATATAGTCACCTATTTTTTTTTAATAAAAAGAGCCTACTACTATTCTCACGAACGGCAATAGGCAATGTAAAATCAATCAATATGAACAAGTTATTATTTTCTTTTTTAATCACTCTGCCTTGGGAGTGCGCTTGGTAAAGCGTCCATTAGCAGCACGAGGAGTAACAACCTTGGTTGCCCTTGCGTTCTCACGGAACTTCCTCAACAGCTTGCTCTCAGCATCGTGCGTCTCTGCACTAGGCTCTGCAACCTTCTTGCGAGGCGTTGCATGGTGCTTCAGCTTGAAGCCCTCTTCCTTCTTCTCTTCCTTCGGTTCAACCACAATCTTAGGAATAATAACCGTCATGGTCTTTGCAAGGGCATTAACCTTTGTGGTCATCTTCTCAACATCACAGTTCTCTGGAATCTTCACCGTTGTCTTATTCGAACGAGTGGTATTCTCATCCTCAAAGCTAACCTCAACAGTAAGCTTGCCATCCTCAACCTTAGTCTCAAACTTCTCACCAAGAGTCTCATCAAAAGGCACAATTACCTCAAAATCAGAGAGATTGTTCTTAACTTGCTTCATCAGCTCGTTAAACTCATCAAGAAGGTCATTGCTCTTCTGAAGCAGAGAATCCTTCATTTCCATCAACGAATTGAACTGTAAATTCCAGTCAATTGAACCAAGCGTCCCATTAATGGTGTCAACAAGACCCATAGTAGCATCTACGCTATTGTCAATGAGACCAAATAGTTTTTCCTTAAAATTTCCCATTTCCTTAATATTTTTAATTAAAAATCCAAATTATCATTAAAACAATCATTGCCCAAAAAGAACCAATTGAAACAATCATCGTCTTCTTTATAATCAGCTTATTGAAATCTTTTTCGTTTCTCATGTTGCAAATATATAGAAAAAGATTTTAAAATCCAAATCTCTTAACATTTTTTAGTAATGAACCTTTAAAAGCGTTCTTAACCCTAATACAAGTAAGGTTAAACATCCTTATTTCCTTATAACAATCAATTATACCTTGTACTGGAGAACTATCTATCCTAGTGGCAGCTTTCAGCACATTCATTTGTTTTGATGTGCAAGTAATTCTATATATCGTCTCATTAGTTATCTCATTGTATCTATAAGGCTCTACTTGAATTGTATCACCCTTATCTTCCTTCGCCTTAATCATTTGCTTGGTGTCTTCATCCAACTCAAAGTTAAATTCCCTCAGAATATTAGTCAAACCAATAACCTTAAAAGAATTACCATAATCATCCTTTACATAGTCATCTGAATAACTAACGGTGCGATATATCTGCCCCTTCGAAAACGTATGATAATTATCATCACTATGCCTATAACCTCTACCAATACCATAACGGTCTGTATAGTTATAATATGTGCCATTAAGATATGAATCATAACGCTTCATAAACAGTTCTTTAAGAAAATCATTTCCATAAGTGTTATCGTCCTTAATACACAAATAATATTTCATATCTCCCAGTTTGGTTTAACTATTTTATTTTCAACATCTACTGCCAACATATAATGCGATTGCTCAAAAATATTACGACCATATGTATTTCTGTACATCTTGATTAAGTATTCACCATAAATCTCGTACAAATAGTAACCTTTGATATTATCAGTGTTATACCCTCTCCTATGCATAACATATTCTGTGAAATTTGTTTTCCCAAATATGTCTTGTGGTGATATATTGTCACCACCAAGACGAAGCCAACTAATATGGGATTCGTGACTATTGATGAATTGCTTCCAATAGTTATATAAACCAATTTCCTTCAAGAATCTTGTTGCAAGTTGATAATATTCTCTCTTCTTTCCTTCTAACATCACTCATAAACAATTTTGTTTCCTTTATGAATAAATTTTATCTTACTAATCTCCATGTATAATGTCCAAATGAATCCTCCAAGTATAATTCTGGGAATAAATATCCTCTAACCTTAAATGAGAAACTTGAACCATATCCGTTGTTGAAACGAATATAACTTCCAGTATATGTATAGGTGTATGTATCAGTCCACCATTCAGTTTCCCTTCCTACAGAATAGGTTATGTCACAAGTATGGTTATTGAAGAACTGAATCTGCTTCGGTGTCATACCCAAACCACGTTCATAACCAATGTTGTAATCAATCTGCCATACGCCAATCAATGTGTTAGCACAGAAATAGTCATATCTATAGGTAGGTTCATAATTGCAAGTGCAATAATCCTTGTAATGATTACACCTTCTACAGTATTCCCAATCACACGATACTAAACAAAGAATAGCAAGCAGTAATAATAGTGTTTTCTTCATGGTTTAATGCCTTGGTCTAAATCCTTTTATGAACTTCTTCCATTCCTTCTTTTTCTTGGCAAATCTATCACAAGCCTTAATCTTCTTATTATATACTATGCCGTAATAAGTTCTTTTATCTTTATAGTATAAGACTATGCTGCGTTCATCTTCAAATACGTCATAAATTGTTGAGAAGATAAATGGATGATAATTAGAAATGATTCCCTTGGTATTGTCATAGTTTCTCTTTAATACCAAAGTCATAGGAGCTTTGACCTTAAATGCATAATATCCGCCACCATAGGATTTAACATTTTCACTAGTGGGAATCTCACTATCAACATATGCCCATACCCAGTTAATAACAAGAGTATCGATATTAACAAACGTAGAATCCAACATACTCTCATAAGGATTCTCAAACTTTGGCTGTGCAAATGATGCCAAAGACACCAATGCTAAAGCTAGCATAAAATAAAATCTCTTCATAATTTATTATTTCTTTTTAATTAATTTATTCAACACTGGAACGAACTTATATCCTTTTTTAGCTAACTCATCTATGACAATCTTCTTTTGTTCTTCGGTAGGCTCATAAAAGTCGTATCCGTCCATTTGTCCCCAAACTTGAGGTATTTCGTCAATTAGAAAACTTTGAAAGCCAACATTGTAAGAAAGATACCTCTTAATGCCAAGATAAGGTTCTTTTTTAGAATGTGGCCAAGTATTAATCATTTCAACGCTAGATACCAATATAATCCAATCTAATCCTGAACGATTCCCTTGATATTTGGCATAAACGATTACACCCTTTAATCCGACCCACATACTCATCTTTTTCTGTTCCATCAATACTCCTTCTCTGTAAATGTTCTAGTATTAGTCACCGTTTCTAATGTGGTTCTATTGAACAATACTTTCTTGTTTTTATTAAAACACAAATTTTGTTCTTGTAATGCCATCATCAAACGAAAATATTCTTTTTGCGTAATATTAGTACAAGTATCAGCCCCACTATAATGTAGTTTATTATTAATAGAGAAAAGATTAGCGCAGCCAATGAAACATGAACACAATAAACACCCATATTCAGCTTTAATTGGATTGCACGCTATAATAGCCCCACATGAATATTCAACCTTAACAAAAAGTTTCCCTTTTATGAGCTCGTTAATTTTTTCGTCTGACATAGTTAAGACAGCTTTTCTCTAACCAAATCCAATGCCTTGCCCAATAGGTTCAATCCTTTCCAATTGGATTCATCATCCAAGGCTTCAGTCTCACCAACACCTAGGCCCCACACGGTATCGAGTGGTGAAGCCTCTGCAAAGCGTTTACCTTCAAGTTCCTTATTGAGCAACAATTCTTTCAGTTCCTCATTTTGCTCATACTTGAGCATATTGGCATCAACCATAACTTCAAAGCGTCTCTCATTCCAAACCTTATCGTCATAGTTCTTTACCTTTCTACCAAGAGCCTTTGCAACCTTTGGATTCTTGCCTTTTGCTAGAATCTCTTCTGCAATCTCAGTATCGCCAAAGGTAATTGCCTTGATGTACATAAAATACTGCTCAGAATTGAAGAAATGCAATGTCTTTCCATTCTCTTCAATGGTGAAATGACACTTAAACCAATTGGAAGGCCATTCTCCCCAGAAAAATATGTGTTTATCTGTTACTCTCATTTTTATATACAATTTTTTTTAATTTTCTGTTATAATATACTTTTGTTATGCCTAAATATTCACTAAGTTTCTTCATTGCCCTAGAAATATCATTTAAATCAGAGTTATTAAGACTCTCCAAACGGCAATATTCATCAAACCCAACAGATGAAGGGTTAGGTTTTTTCTCTTTTTCATCTATATCAAATTTTGTTCTGATTTCTCCGCTAAGACACACTGTAAAGTTTGTTGGTACACTTCTAGATGGGTGTAAGTGAGCATAACCCAACGAATTTGTGAAATAATCATCTTGTAGTTCAACATCTCCCATTGGCGAAAATATCATGTAGGCTCTCTTAAATCCATAGTCATGTGGGTGACGAATCTTATAAACTTTGTCCTTCTCCAATATCATCTTTAGTATAAATTTTGTTTAGTTTTCTATTGTATTTATAGCCATGCCCCATCTGTTTAATTGTCATTCTGATTTCCTCAAGGTCTTTTAAACACAATGGCAAGAGTTTGCAAGCACAATCAATACCAGTTTGTGGCTGAAATGGTTTATCTCTAACAATATCAAACTCGGTAAGTATTGACCCATCAAAGCATATGGTGAAATGAGTATTAATATGCCTAATATTATCGTATTTAGGCATAAACTCATTATTACCAAAGTAATCATCTGGAACTTTAATATCCTTTAATGGAGAAAAGATTATGTATTTTCTTTTCCTAAAAGGCGTACAATGTTCAACCTTGTAAACCTTGTCACTCTCTAATATCATATTCTCCTTCAATCATATTTGTTTTAAGATTATACTTGAACTTGCTCTTATGTTTCTTAAGTTCATTAACAAGTTCCAAAACATCACTTACTGATGGTTGGACAAATTTAAATCCGTTCCTTTCTCCAAAATATATGCCACTTAATTCTCCATAATGCTTGCATATGTCAATGCTAACAACTGACTGCATTGTCTTTCTTTCAAAACCATCAAGGTCAACATCAGTTCTTGGACATATTAAGACATATTTATTCTCTGGGAAATTAAACCTATATAAGTGTTTTGCTTTCAGTATCATACCTTTTTGATAATTGTATCTAACTTTCTGTTATAAACATATTCAGTTGGTCTCAAGACCATTGATAATTCATTAAATCTATTCTTACCCTTAAAAGACATAACGATTCTATCAAAATCACTCTTATTTAATTCCATAAACTTACAGGTATTTGGAAAGAATGCTGTTGATACATCATTTTCAATACCATTGACAATTGGAATATTATCGAATGTTATTAGGAATTGACATTCTATTCTACTTTTTCTAACATTGGTATTTATCGCCATATCTTTAATAGGAGAGAATATAATAGAATTAGTTTCAACAGTGAATGCATCATCAAAACCCTCGTTGTATGTCTTTCCTATTGTTATGTCATTGTGACATATCTTATATATCTTACCTTTCTTTAACTCCATAGTTTATTTTTTTTGAAAAAATATTTGTGCTCAAAATAATCTTTCTATTTTCTTTAATTTTCTATTATATCTATAACCGTGGTCATTCAATGCTTCTTTCATCTCGTTATATTGAGCAATGGATGGTCTTGATAACGTGCAACATTCCTCTTGAAATCCTATGGAGTCTCTTTCTACTTCAAATTTTCCAATCAATGAAATAAATACAATACTTGGTATGCAATAACCGCCACAATCCAAATATGCCTTTTCTCCACTTGCAATAAAGACAATGTAATTGCGAGGGAAATGCCAGTTTTCCTTTTTGAATGTGACAACCAATATATCACCACACTTAATATCTTTCAACTCCATATTGCAAATATATTAAAAAAAAACGAGATAACCAAAATTATTGTGTTAATTAAAATTAATAAAAAAAAATAAATAGACTAGAACTAGATATCTTTAGTGAAAAATATAAAATCGCAATAGAATATCAAGGAGAACAGCATTTTAGGGCACTTGAAGTATATGGTGGTGAAACTAGATTTAAAAGACAAATAGAATTGGATTGTTTAAAAAAAGAAATATGTAAAAATAATAATATTTTATTACTTGAATTCTCTTATGATAAAAACGAAAAACAAGATGGATTGATAACAGACTATTATGAGCTAAAAACTAGAATAAAAAAATGGTTAGGAAAACCCTAACCATTTATACTTTTAATAAGGTATTCACACTTCTCCTTGTTGCCAAGTGTCTTTCCCTTGTCGTTCGAAAGTTTTACAGCGTCTAGCCATCTGCGAAGCTCTGTGATGCGGAATCCAATAAGTTTTATGACTATATTGGAGTATGGGAAATCAACTCCACTTTCGAAGTTAGTTACAGAGGCACAAAGATGAGTGCCAATCCCATAACTATCCTTCATACGCCCATTAAGCCACTTGTGAAGTTCAATAGCCTTGTCAATTGTAAGAGCATTGGAATAAACAATTGCTTTTGTCCTTGGGTCAATACCAAGAGAACGATACTTTTCGATTATCTTCTCAGTCTCCTCCTTCTCATCTCCACTGTCAATACGCAAGCCATCAAAGGTTTTAGCCAAACGCTTTGAGAAGTTGTCAAAGAAAATGGAATGTCCAAATGCATCTGGTAAGTAGATGCCCACGTCACCATTAAAACACTTGCTCCACTTGTCCATCACTTGGTAGTTGCACTCAAATACACCACTAACGCACTCCTCAGCGCATATAATTTGATGGCTCATCGTTCCAATTGGTGTGAGGTTATACTCCTTTGCAAACCACACATTAGAAGTTCCAACGAATTTGCCATTTGCTTTTCCTTCAGCACAAAGTGAATCATATGCATCCTTGAGTCCTTTAAGAACTACAGATTGGTTTTGGAAGTTAAAACGCCTTCTAGTTCCCATATCTGATAGGGCTAACCCATTGGTAAACGCCTTGATACCTTTATCGTATGCCTTATCATATTCAATATCCCAATTTACCTTATCAACATCACCGTTGATGATGTGCATCAACTCAGAAATGGTTGAAAGGATTGGCATTTCCCACATAATGGTTGACCACCATTTTCCTTCAATCATAATGGATAGATACCCACTTTGGTCTTGATGAATGTGGACTTCAGATGGATTGAATCTATATCCACGAAGAAAATCATAATACCAATCTGGAAGGAAGTAAATCTTGCTCTTCATAAAAGCAATCTCTGCTTCCGTGATAACAACATCCTTCATACCATCAATCTGTTCTTGCAACAGTTTGCCAAATCCTTCTGGATACTTTGTATTGTTTCTGTCAAAGAACGAATACCTTACTTCAGCACGAGGATACGTTTGAAGAACGTAATACTGACACGTAAACGTGTACAAATCATTATCTGTGAATTTAGTCACAATTTGTTTCATAAATTTTATTTTTTAAAATTTTTAAATCTGTAATCATATTCTCTTTTTTCAAATTGGAAAAATACAACAATGGAATTTTCATTTCTTTGCATTTTTCTAATTTGGTTTTATCATTTTCAATTTGTTTAATAAATTTATCAAGCCCACCAAAATATGATATTGGTTTAAAATGCTGTAATCCTTGACATTCAATCGCTACATTAAATTTTGGAAGGTAGAAATCCAATTCCAAATTCCCTAACCACTTAGAATGATACCTATATTCATATTCGATGTTGTTATCAATTAATAACCCTTTAACTTTTTTTTCTAAAATACTTTCATTACAAATAGGACATCCTTCGCCTTGAAGATGAGCGCAAGGCTTTTGCCAAAATTCTCCATGTTCTGGACATATTATACAAACTTTTGTATGGGCATTAACATATTCTACTTTTGAATAGTCGTATTTGTTATTGTGTAACTTTTTTGCAGTTTCAATCCAATCTTCTATATCAGTTTTTTTAGCTTCATATTTAATTAAATCCCCGCATTTTGAACATCCTTGCCCATTAAGAAAGTTATCAGCCCTAACCCAAAATTCTCCGTGAATTGGACATATAACACATACTTTTGTTTTATTATTTATGTATTCTACTTTTGAATAATCATATTTGCTACCATATTTTTCTTTTGCATTTGTTATAAAAGTTTCTGTTGTGTGTTTTTTTATTTTCATTGGCTTAGAAACAGAATACTTACTAACTAATTTTTTTCTGCTTCTACATTTTGGGCATCCTCTTTCTCTTAAATGATTTGATGGAGTAGTCCAAAATTCTCCATGAATTGGGCATATTATACACACCTTTGTATGGGCATTAACATATTCTACCTTGGAGTAATCATACTTATCGCCATGAATAAGTTTTGCTCTTTTTATAAACTCTTCTGTGGTCATTTTTTTATTTGAAGCGCATTTTGCGCAACCATTACCATTTAAATGAGAATTAGGTGTTATCCAAAATTCACCATGAATTGGACATATTATACACACCTTTGTATGGGCATTAACATATTCTACCTTGGAGTAATCATACTTGTTGTTGTGAATTTCTTTTGCTTTAATAATAAATCTTTTAGTTCTGTCTATTTTCATAATGATATTGATTTATATATAAATATACCAATATTTATAAAAATCATTGTCAGTAAAATGTGTCACAATTTGTTTCATAACTTTTTTATTTTTTCTAATTTAACTTCTGTTGTTTCTCCTTTTCTAAGTGGATATTGTCTTACAAGCTCAAGACCTTCAACACCAATTACATGGTCTCTACCATGTCTATCTTGAATATAAAAGAACAACAGCAATTCTGTCATGTTCAGCTAAAGCAATTATTTTAAATGGTATGGCACTATTTCTTTCAATTCTTCTTTTGTCTTGACAAAAATAAGGCGTTTCATTTTTCCCCTTAAAGTATACATAAGCGCTTGGGTATGTTGAGAATGAGCATCCCCAATCAGTCACTTTAACAACATCGCCAACACGAAATGGAAACTTATTTCTATATTTCTTGCTGTTTACAGAATAATTGAACTCAATATCCATAATATGCATCATTTGGTGTCACAGTCACTTCTCCTATATCCTCAATGGGTTCAGCTTCCTCAACATCAACTTGTCTTGTTGAAGAATTGGTATTGTAGTACCTATTCCTATAATAGTCATAATTGGATTTTGGATTTGATTTCTCCACAAATGTTTGGAAATGGTATATGTTATGAACACAACCACCAAGCAATATGCAAATCATTAAAAACCTTAATCCAAGCCTTAAAAATTCCCTCATAACTCTAAAGTTTCTATTCTTTTCTTTGTCTTTCTGACAATTGAAAATATTGGGTCACTTGAAACTGTTGTGTCAGCCACACAAAGATAGACATTTAATCTATTCCTTAATAATACCAACAATCCAGCTCCATATGGTGAACGAACATCTATAATCTTCCAATCATCATCATTATTGTCTAAATCTGGAAATCCTTGCAAAATTTTATCTTCCTCCGCAAGGAATAAACAATTTACTATTCCAAAATAACGTTTAATACAACCATTGGAAACACAACTTCCTTTTCTTATGACTTTAACAATATCTCCAATTGTATAAGGAACATTGAATACAGTCCTTCTACCACTGTTACTCCATATCACTTCCATATAGCGATTCCACCTCCTCGTGATACCACTTATCAAATTCGTTGAATTCTTCATCAGTGAATTCACGTCTTACATCGTTCCATTCCTTATAGTCACAATACTTGACCTTGACAATGATACGATTTCCACGAGAATCAAGCAATGGAATAGTAGGACGAGCAACAATGCCCTCTTCAATCAATGTTGGGTCAGAAGCCCCTTCAAACCTTGTCGTAAAGCCATTCTTGACCATTCGTTCAATCTCACGAAGAGTCATATTGCCAAGATATGGTACGGTATCAAGACCCAATTCACTACAAATTGAATCACGTACTTCCTTTGGAGTCCACCAACCTTGCTGACAGATGTCAAATACCCTAAAGGCATTGCCTTTCTTCATATAACGTCCACCACACTTCTAGACACCCTCACCAAAGTACTCACCAAAAATATAGATGGGTACTTCTTCCATAAATGCGTTATACATCTTTGGAGCACTAGGATTGGTGGTAGTAGTTATATCATCACTCCACTGAATCTTATTGCCTTCCTTGACTGGGGCAAATCTAGCACTCTCCTTTGGGAACATTTCACAAAGTTCATCCTTGATGTTGTTTCCAATCTCCTCAAGCATTTCAAACTGCCCATGCTGAGAACTTGCCTTATCAGTCTTACCACCAACGACAATGCGTCCAGTTGATGGATAAAATACAATCTTGGAATTTGTTCCGTCTATTTTGGAGTAAGCTTCCCAAGAACAATCAAACAAGTATCTAGCAACATCGTCTGAAAAGTCTCCAAGAATAATCTTGTTCCTAAACTTAAGCCACTTCTGATTTGGGCAACTCTTACTATCAAAAGCATAACGTTTGTAGATAGAATTGATTTTCGTAAAAGTCATTAAAGCCATAATGTTCTATTATTTTTTTGTTGCAAATATACAAAATTATTTTTTAATAACCAAATTTGTTAACATCTTTTAAACATTTTCAACCATACTTACTGACATTGTACACATTAATCCTAAAAAGATGACACATATGATTGAACCTAAGAAGTAATAAATGCATATTGCCATTACAACCAATGCAATTATAAATGCTGTTGATGCAAAGTTGAATACAAATGCCATTTCATTTGGATATAATGGTTTTATACCTTTCTTTTCCAAGTAATGCTGGGCATAATATTCATTTAACTCCCATAATGGTAGTTTCAGATTATAATTTGGTTCATCATTCCATAGCAACAATCTATTCATCATAAAGAGTCTCCCTATCAAGCTATCATACAAATCAGATGGATAGTAGTAATATGGCAGAGCGCCACTATAATACATTTTATCGAATGATAATGTTCTTCTTCCTCTTCTATTTCTGAGAGCTGTTTCGTTTGCTAATGCATCTGGAGTTAGTAACAAACATTCACTTAATCTATAATCGCAGAGTAGATTTGGATATTTGTTTTTCTTTTTCACTGCTAACAGAATATCTCCAACAAGCCCCATTGGTATTGGATGTTTCTCCAACTTTGGTTTCTCCTTTGGTTTTGGATACTTCTTATACTTCTTAGGTATTGGAGGTGGTGCTATTATTGTTGCAGTGTTATGTTTCTTGCAATGTCTTTTGTACCTTCCCATTTAACAATTCACTAAGTGGTTTAACAAGATTCTTCCACTTGAATAAGCGGTTAATAAATCCTTCATTCTCCATATCGGCAACAAGAGCCTTTGTCTTTTCAATAAGCTCCTTATTAACTGCCGCTTCTTTGGAAATGGAATCCAAGGCTGATTCCAACTTTTTAATCTTGTTTCTCAAGCCTTGGTATTCGTCCATTGGTATTTCAATTCTTGCACTCATACAATCTCAACATTGTTATCTTCTAGTTCCTTAATTGCCTCATCTGGAGAGCCAATTGCCACCGTACAGTCACGCAATAATCTAGCTCTTGACTTGGTGAACGTTTTCTTACCATCCAAGATGCTGTCCTTTACGCAATAATTTAGAGCAAGACCAACATAATCTACGCAATCAATACCTTGATAATCAATACCTTCAAGATAGATTTTTGATGTTTGGTTCTTGAAAATTGAATATTCCTCATGGTCTTCATTGCATCCCTTTGTCAATACTGTATAATCAACCTTCAATTCATTAAGAACATCCAAAATGGGCTGATAAATTGCAGCGCCATGAGAATGCTGAACACAATGAACTGGCCAAATACCGCCATTCTCCTTGAATGAGCAATGGGTGATAGGATGCCAATCTGCTGTGATGATAATGTAATCATATTCACCATAATGGGTCTTGATATACTCTACCAAACGATTCAATGCTTCTCTTCCACCATCAACAGCTAAAGAACCACCCTCTATAAAATCATACTGAGGGTCTACAATTATTAATACTCTTTTTTTCATATCTTTTATTTTTTATTTTACGAAAATTTTCCGCTTTTAAATTCGTGATATAAACTAGTTGATATATGCTGTTTAAGATAATTAAGCGCAATTATCTTGTCTCTCATAATATCATTTTCACAACATATCTTTGCCCACCTCATACTCAATGTACCCCAATTTGGATGACTTTGGAATGGACTAGGTGGAGGCCAATGACAAAAGGCGCAAGCATTCTGAATTATTTTAATTGGTTCATTTTCATTTAATACATCAATAAATGTTTTTCCTTCCATATTGATTGGGTCAGATAACTTTTTATAATGTTCCCAAAAGTTATTTTCCCTAGCAAATTTCTTAAAATAATATAATGCCTTCTTTGTAATATCATCTTTTGGTTTACCCATTTTCAACTCTATTTCTAAATTCAAGATACAATTCAAGCGAAATGTATCCAAGGTATCTTAATGCTCTAGGGTGGTTACGGTATAAGTTATTTTGAATACAAATTCTAGCCCATTTCTTACTTAATTTTTCCCACAAAAATGCACTACCCCAAGGCCAAGGACAAAAAACTTGACTTCCTTGAAGCAGATAAACTGGTTCATTTTCATTGATAATGTCAATTAAACTAGTTGTTTTTAATGGTACAGAAAGATATTTATACTGCTCCCATGCCTTTTCTTCTCTTAAAAACTTTTTGAAGAGATATAATGTCTTTTTTGTTATATTATCCTTTGGTATTTCCATGTTCTGCTAAATTATAATTTGTGCAAGAATTGAAGTACTTTCTTGCGAACATAGTCATACAATCCTCTTTGCCCTTGTTATTCTTAAATGGGCAATCCTTACACAGTGTTCCACCCATAATCTAATACTTTAAGTCCTTTATGCAAATATATAAAATATTTTTTAAATAAACAAATTTTTTAATAATAATTAATAATTATTGGCCTAATATATGGCCAATATATAATAATATAAAATATGGCCAATATATTATTAAAAAAGAAAATACATTAAAAGAAAAAGTCTTAACTGTTTCTACACAGCCAAGACTTTGATTTCTTTTTTAACAATTTCCAAGCACTCTTCCTTTGTGATGTTTGGGTTTTCAAAGTATGCATCTTTCACTTTATCAATTAATATTCCAATTACTGGACCTTTAACTCCAAGTTTCAAGATGTCATTACCATTTAATGGAAGCTTAATGTTCTTGGATTTTTCAGCATCATCAAGTTTTTCCATTCTATTGAGAATGTCCAATACTTGTCTCTTTTTCTTTCCGTAGGTGCAATGTAGATTATTTGCGTTCATTACGTCAATGGTTGTGCCAATGTATTCTCCAACAAGGTTAATGAACTTCCTAATCTTCTTATCGGGAGGCAAAACTCCATCAGCATATATGTTGAATACTCTATGGTATCTGATTGCTGTCTCTACGGTTTTAATGAGTTCCCCAGAGTACTTTAACTCTCTCAAGTCATCTGCTGCAACGCTTGCGCTGAACATATCTTTACTCATTGCTCTATTATAGCCATCAGTAACAACACTTCCAATGTCGTGGAATAATGCTGCCAATCTGCTTTCAATAACTGGCTGTGTTTCATCCAATACATCCATTGTATGGTCAAACGCTGTAACCATTGGGTTTCTAGACTCATATGCCTTTGTCAAGTCATATACATCTGGAAGCACTGCTTGCAACACTCCGCAATATCTCATCTTGCGTATGCCAACTGAGGCATTGGGACTCACTAGAATCTTTGAAAGTTCTTTGTTAATCTTTTCCTTTGGAACTGTCTTAAGCAATCTAGCATTCAGAATCATTGCAAGCCAAGTATCCTTTTCAATACCCCAACCATATTCTGCCGAAAAACGGAGAACTCTCATCATTTTCACTGGGTCTTCAACGAACATTTTATATGGTTCTGGAGTTCTCAATGTCCTATTCAACAAGTCATCAACTCCACGATTGAAGTCATATAACTTTCCATCGTGAATGTTCCAATTCAAGGCATTGATTGATAGGTCTCTTCTCTTTGAATCCTCTTCAATTGTTCCAAGATATTCCTTTGTTGGGTCAAATGCTGCTTTCCTTGTTTCGACAAACTCAATGTTAATGTCCTTTAAATCCTCATCCTTAAAGAGCCTTACACTAGCCGTACCATATGCGGTGAAAATTGCTGGATTCTTATCGAACACATAACACTTCTCTTTTGCTGCTAAGAGGTTTGCAACCATAATCCCACCAGCTTCAGCTTCCACAACCACATCAACATCATTGATTGGTTGCTTTAGAATTGAGTCTCTTACACAGCCCCCCGTAACATATATTTTCCCTTCCAATTTGGTAAGTTTAACAGCATTTTTTATCTTTTCAACAATCTTGTTGATTCTTTCATCTTTAATTATTTCCATATTTCGCTTCTAATCGTTTAAAATTATCCCAATGGACACCTTATAAGGTCAAGGGTAATAAATGGCTCTAACAGCCCTTAAAATGCGTTTACAAGCATTTTATTTTATTTTCATATCATCGAATCCGTCTTGAACATCAGATAGAGTTGTTCCACCTATCACTGCCTTATCGCTTGTTATAGGTTTTCCATAGGCATCCCTATGATGTTGTATCACGAACAATGGCATATTGTGTGTCATACTATCATAAATCTCTCTTAGTGAACTTTTAGCATCCTCTTTATTTGTGAATTGTAAATAAATTGTTGTATCACCGACTAGAGTAATAACAATTGCTGCGTTATCATCCCCATTTATTTCTTTAAATGGGTATGTATGTACTTGTTTAATTTGTCTTGGGTTGACAATATCAATATTTGATACTAATTTTTCTGTTTTCATAGTGCAAATATATAAAAAAAACATGAGACTTCAAAAAATCTCATGTTAAACTTTGTTAACCATTGTTGATTGTACATTCATAAATGGTTATCAAATCGTTAGGTTTTAGGTTTTTGATGAAGCGTTCAAAGAATGTATTAATCCATTCCTTTTCGTCTCCACCATAGGAATCAACATCAGTCCATCCATTTTCATCAACAAAGGCATAGTTCCAATATCTTGTACTATAGTTTACATAATCCTCTTTATTTTTAAAATTGGAGAAATATGTAAGTTTATCCTTCATTGAGTTATAGACTTGTTCCTCTTGCTCGTTTGTTGGTTCTCGACCATCCACAACCATTTCCCATGCAGCCTCATATAGTGCTGTAGGTTCATTCATTGCAAACCAATCGATGTCATCCATCTTAGCAGAATAAGATTCGCTTCCATCCTTTAGTCTTAAAGGTAATGCGAAGTTTCTTCCAATTCTTGCTGTTTTCCAATGTCCGTTAGGGTTTTCAGTCGATAATGCGTTACCATTCTCATCATAGTACATACCATTGGTAAGTTCCCTATAGTATTCAAATGGTGTCATTTTCTTTAAGGTTTTAATTCTAAAAGATAGATTATCCTTAATTTGTGGGTCTATTCCTATTTTATCTGAATTGGATAGAATATTATCTAGAGCCTTTATTGAATTATTAAGGTATTTATCTGCCTTGAGGTATTCATACTTCACGTATGATTCTACCTCAAGGTCTATAGAATATTTATCCATAAGTTCCTTATGGTTTTCTCCAACCACCATTACGTTGAAGAACTTACTATTCGTTTCAGCCATTGTGCGTAATCTCCCCTAAGTTTGCTGTCCAATCTAAGTTGTATGCTGCTGGTTGCCAAAATCTCGGTTCTTCTGCTCTTACGGTTGCTGTATCAGCAGTGCCATGATTATGGTATACCAATCTAGTTGCTGCTTCCTCAAGAGCTGTCCTAGCTTGTTCACCTCGATAAAGGTTATTTTCATACGGATTGGTAATTGTAACTTGTGGAATATCTTCCATTGTTAATCTTGGAGCTTCTGCTTCCCTATCAACTGCGTCTAGCTCTTCGCCACCTAGATGTCCAAGAATATCATCTAACTCATCAGTATCATCAGCAAAAACGCCATCACCCTCTTCTTCGTGTTCTTCCACATCTTCTTCCATAGGTTCGTCAATATGGTATGGCCTGATGGATGCACTATATTGTTTTTTCTCCATATCACAAAAGAAGGAATCTAGTGCAAAAACATTTTCTCCCAATTTCTTTGATGCATCAATTCCAAAATAACTTGAAATAATGTTATTAACATCTTCAAACTGATAAGGGGATATTGAATCAAAAACAATATCATTTATTCTTCCTTGATTGTTCTGTTTAAATCTTCCATATGCCCAAACATATGGTTTCTTATCAGAGTCTATGATTTTATCATAAACCTTATCCAATATTTTTCTCTCATTTGACAAAGATGTTTTAATATCCTTGTTCTCTTTTATCCATTTGCTCTTATTGAAAGCATTAGTTCCAGGAAATGCAAACGATGGGCAAGTGCTTGATACAATACAGCCAATTTGATATTTGGCAATAATTTCATCTAGTTCCTTCTCGTCAAATAATGGTTCTTCGCCTTCCCAAAAGAGTTTCTTGCCGAATTCTTTTTCTTGTGAGAGTTTCCATTCCTTATCAAGTGAAACGCTACCACCAATACACAAGCAGTTATATGATTTAAGAAGAATAACTGAATAATCTGGAACCGTCTTCACGTGTTCAAAATCTATCTTACATTCATTGAAGAATGATGGGTTGTCATTGTTTCCTCTTACAAAGAATACAAAACAGTTATTATCTGCCAAAATCTTTTCCAACTTCTCAAACGTTTCTTGATAGTATTTATCACTCTTGTTACCAATACCGCAATTGCCACAAACTATAATTGCACTATTGTTGTATGTACCATCACTGTATGAAGAAGCTTTCTTCATTTTCTTATTCATTTCCCTTCTCAATGATTCCATGACATTGCGAGGACTAGGCTCATTATTCCTCATTCTAAGCCTCTCTTGACGTTCAGCCTCTTTTGGATGCTCCTTCTTTGTGTAATTTGATAGGTTAGATGTTATCTTTTCAACAAATCTCTCCATACTCCTATCAATGTTCCCACATATGAAGCATTTTTCTAATTTCTTTAAATCATAAATCTTCATAACTTATTAGGTTTAAAATTAATATTTCGTTTCTTAATGCAAAGATATGCAAATTTTTCTTAATTTCCAAATTTTAACAATAAAAAAAATGTTATGAATTCTTAAAGAAATCCATAACATTTTCCTTAAATAAGGGTATAATTAAGTTTTAAGCAAGAACTGCTTCCAACTCAGATTCGACCATTTGAGGTTCTTCGGTGGCAAACTCACCTTCGAACTTGAAGCTACCATAGATAGCCTCATTTGGCTTGATGTATTCAGAAAGCTCGATGCCAAAGCTCTTAGCAAGCTTCTTATCGGTCTCCTTAACCTTAATATCAGGTCTCTGACCAATAACCTTCAAAGCCTCAAGGTTCTTGTTTCTGATACAAGCACCGATTGCAGCACTCTCAAAGTCATTTACAACGTTTACATCAACGTTCTTCTTTGATGCAAGAGCCTTTACAATCCAAAGCATCTTAGGATACTCGCAAGCGATATTGATTGCTGTGTCAGAGTTAACATCCTTGATGTTGAAGTCATATGACTCAGACTTCAAGATTGAGATAATCATCTTCTTAAGTGACTCTTCCTCAGTCTTTGAGGCTGAAATCTCATCACTGCCGTAGAGATACATCAGAGACTCAAGAAGGGTCTCACCAAAACCATCCTCAATTGTAGAGTCAAACTTGGGATGGGTTACAATCTTCTCAAACAAGTTGTACATCTTGTTATTGACAGCAGAGATAATGGGAACTCTCTGATTGAACTCAAAGTTGACATTGAAGTTCTTACCCTCTTTCTCAAGAAGCTTGATTGCACCCATCTCGTCATTCTCATCAATGAGCTTATGCAGCAAGATTGTTGGGTCAATAGTCTCACGATTGAGATAGCAATCAGTGGTAATACCTACCTTTGAGAGATAACCCTCCTTTGTAATGTCAGTGTTGAATGGGTCTGTCATCTTCTTAAGAGACAGTGTGCCGTATTGGTCTTTCTGATAAGACATTGCGATAAGAGACTTATCGTCATTGTAACGAAGATTGGTGTCAATGAAGACATAAATCTTATTGTTGGTATCAACACTATAACCACTGTTGTTGACGAGTGTATGCCCACAGAAGGTTCTGAATGCTTGAGTGTTGAGGATATTGATAATCATACGTCCTTCCTTCTCATATGCAATTGCATAGTCAGCAGTATGCTTCTTGATGAAGTTAACGATAGATTCAAAGTTCCACTCATAATTGGTAAGAGCATTCAAACGAAGGAATACTGACATCTTAACACCAGCCTTCTCAAGTGCTTGGTTAATGCTCAACCTCTCGTTACCTTGGGTATAACCATTACGCATATCGCTATTATTACAAGTCTGTGCGCAATAGAAACCACGACCATTCTCCATAGTGAATCCGATGTGAGCAAATGCATCACTCTCCTTACGGCTGAAGTCAAACATAAAGTATTGGTCACGGTTTGAATGGTCAGTCACATACTGTCTCCAATAGCTATCTTGCTGTGTGATACACCAAGAGGTACGACCATTACCACACAAGAGTTTACTTGACTTGAACGAAGGTACGTGTACGATGACATAAGGACCGTTCTCAACAATCACCTCGCAATCACTTGCATTGTTGGCAAGGAATGCCATAAAGTCTTCCTTATCCCACTTGTAGGTTTCCTCAAGACAAGTCTGAATTGCTTGAAGCAAATCATCCAAGTTCTTTAAGCGAGAACAGTTGCTATAGAACTTATTCTTACGGTCAGAAGGTAAACGATTAAACTTTCTGAAAATCTCAGCCCACTTCTTGAGTTTAGCATCAGAATAACCCTCTAATGCGGTGTGCTCTTTACCAAGCAAATTCTCAGTGAGCATCTTACGCTGTTCTGTATTGAAATGGTTAACAGTGTTCTTGATGACAGCAAGGTTATCAAGCCCCTTCATCTCCTTGAACAATTGAGCAATGAGAGTCTTATTGGAATAAGATACGATGTTCTGCTTTTCAAGCATCTTAACCATCGTTTGATTCTTTTCCACCCATTCGTGAATCTGTTCCAACTGCTCAGTTGTCATAACTTGAGAGAAAATCATCTTCACAGCCCAAATCTGATAGTTTGGCTGATTGTCAAACATTTCACATACGCTAATGAACAGCTTGTTAGTCTCTGGATTGATAGCATACTTATCAATCAAAGGCTGCATTTGTTTCTTGTTGTAAGTCATTTTTTATAATATTAATGTTTATATTCGTTTTCGTTTGCAAAGTTATATTCTTTTTTTGTAAAAAACAAACTTTTTGTGTTAACTAATTTTAAAAGAGTGCAAAAAATATCGTCCAGCCAATTGCTACCGCAACCATTAACATAAACGATATAATAGCACTGTTTTTGGTTTCTCCTTCATTAAATGCAATTACCCTTACTCCTTTGCTAAATTTGTCGTTTACAAAGAATATACTTAATAATAATGCAATAAAGAATACAAAAGTTTTCATGGTATTTGGTAATTTTAGTGTTGATGGGCAAGTTTCCTCACCCATCAACTTATTTTAGAAGTGTGGTGCAATTACGTAGCCATATTCGTTTGCATCCGTACCAATGGTTACTGTAGCAAAGATACTACTACTAGTATTAGAATGGCTACTAGCCATCTTAGAGGCTTCAAGACGTTCCTTATAACGCTCATATTCCTTCTTATAAATCTCAATCCATTTAGATAGGAAGTCAGAACCCTTTGCCTTTTCAAACACAAACTCCTTTAAGCCATCAGTGCCGTAGAAAATTGCATACTTTGCGAGATATTGTAGAGATTCGTGTTTACACTTATAATCAAGTTTATCTTTCACAAGATTAATAAGCTGTTCATACACCTCAACTTGTTTATTAAGACCACACATGTAGTTTAAGAAATTCCTACACAAGTCATTGCAAGCACTACCACTTACATCTTCTTTCTCAAGAATAGTCTTGATAACAATATAGTAGCCAATATACTTGGTGTCTTCTCTTCTCTCTGTCTTGAGGTCATAGAAGTCCTTTATTTCACTATCAGTAACTCCGCTCATTGTTGTAAAGTTAGCACTTGCTCTGCTAATACTTCTCATATTCTGAGCAAAGTTTTTAATAATGTCCCTAACATATTCCATTGCCATTACATCACGAAGTCTGAGACCATTGTTATAAATCAGATTGAGATAGTCAAATGACATATGGTTGTCAACACTTCTTAAAATCAAGTCAAACAAACTATCTTGACCAATCTCGTTCTTGATTACACTCCTAAGTTGAGATGGCGTACAATCCTTCATTGACTCTTCCATCAATGGAGTATTGAACGATGTAATGGCATTTCTAAGCCTTACAAGAGGGTTATTTGTTCTCCTAATGGTATTATAAGGTAATCCAAATTCTATCAAGAGAGAATCAAAATTCTTTCCATTTTGTAATGAGCGTTCGTTATAAACACTAGCACAATAGTCTTCATCACCATAACCTTCTTCAATAATACCAAATTGTATTTTATTGATGTCATACTTACTCTTGGTGAAATCGATGAATATGATATGCTGATTCTGATAGTATTCACTTGGAATGTTATCGTGATATGCATCACCAAAGAAGTAACGAATGTTTTGGTCATTAACAGAAAGAACAATTCTTTCATCACTAGACCTCAATACTTCAACATTCTCTGGATTTACGCATTCATATAGATAATCCATTATTCCATTCTTATCCCACTTATAAGGTGGTTTATCATATTCTACCACAAGAGTGATGTCGATACCATCATCATTAAGAATATTATAGATATTTCTGTTCTCTTTAAAGCGTTCAATGAACGAATTAAGCAACGTTTGGTCATTTGGATTGCCACCCATCAAATCCTCATTAACAAAGTTATGTGCTGATGTAATACCCTTATTATGAGTTGTGGTGAAACCAATGATTGACAGCTTATCATCTTCTAACTTTGAGAAATCGAACACCATATACTGGGTTGTTTGACCATGATAGTTCTCAATATAGTTGTTCCAATATGACTTATTCTTGGAAATACACCAGTTGGTGGTCTTACCTAACTGTTTAACAGTTTCATAGTCAATGGTCTTAACGAGAACAATATTGTCATTCTCGAAAATCTTTTCATATTTGATTTCCTCAACGTTCTCAATGAAATCCATAAAGGACTCCTTAGACCAAGAGAAATGTACGCTAGTGACAAATCTCAACTGTCTCTTGAGTTCATCAATCTTATCAACTGATGACATTTTCTTGATGAAGTTCAATCTCTTAGTGTCTGATAACTTTGAGAAACGCCAAAGTGCTTGTTTATCATCCTCAGACAATTCATTTTCCTTTAGCATTCTCTTCTGTAATGTGTTGAAAGAGTTAATAGAATCGTTAATTCTCTTCTCCTTTCTCAACTCAGACAATTCTTTCATTAGAGGGACTATTGAATCCCTAGAGGTATAAGCAGTAATAGTACCCTTAGAAAGATTCTTTGCAAGTTGTTTGTAAGAATCATTCCACAAGAGAATGCTCTTGATGGTTGCAAGTGCTATTCCATTTTTGTAATAGGCATTTATTGCCCATTGGAAGAAGTTTTTAGAACCATCACAATATATGTATATTCTCTTAGCTCTTATATCCCTATTATTAAAACCATAGGTTGACATAAGATTGTTTACCATTTTTGAATTCTCCTTAAAGAAGTTTTCGTAATCCTTATCGAAAGTGTCTGGAAGTAACGTAATCTCACTGAATAGATGGCTATAATGAGGGAATTCGCTTTCTTGGAGCGCAATTACACGAGCATAATGCTCATAAATCCCTTGTGGATTACCAAACTTTCGAAATTCGTTCGTTGATGTGATAGTATCCATCCCCCAAGGAGACTGTCTTACAAAGTTATTAAATACCACCAAAGCCTCATTAAACTGTGAGTTTTTTGGGAATTTAAACACTTTGCATACATCCCATGCTCCTTCCTTTCCGAATTTGATTAGTGCTGTCTTTAAAGAGGTATCAGACACTACCCTATGTAAATGTCTGACACTTCTAATACTTGTACCTATCATAAGTCAAAATTAAAATTTTACTTCGTTATTAAACTTATCTGCAATTGCAGTTTCGAACAACTTGAAGTCGATGCTCGATTTCTCACAAACAGCCTTAACTGCATCAAGAACATCTTTCTTAAGTTCAAGTATATGTCCATCATAACGATTTACAATATACTTAACCATTTCAAAGTTAAGCTGTTCATCCTTGGTGGTAGTTGTGGTAGTTGTGGTAGTTGTCCTAGTATTTGTGCGTGTGCCACCCCAACGCTTATTATCACCAAGATTTTCCAATTGATTGGTATCATCAACGTCTGTACGAATATACAAACCATTGGTCTTCTTGTATGTACCCTTTGTTAAGTTATAGCTCGAAGAATGCTGCAAGTAGTGACGAGTGAGACCAATGTGGTCAATAAGGGCGATACCCATACCACAAGCGTGGTCCATATGCTCAATGATACAATACTCATTCTCAGTATGTGCATTATAGCCACCATTACCGAAGTTCATACACATAACTCCAGTCTGCTTGCGAATCTCCATCACGTCTGTGATAGGCTCTGAATAGAAGCAATTCTTCAAACCCCATTCGTCACAAACTGGCTTCATCCACTTCTCGTAGAACTCATAGCTAAACAACTTAACGCCACTGCAAGACCAAGCTGCACGGAACAAGTCTGGAGAGTCATAGCCAATGCAATAACCAACATTCTTGAACCAATCCTTATCAAGTTCCTTAGAACCAAAGCAACCAACCTCCTCGCAAAGGAAGAAACAAGCCTTCAACTTCTCAAAGTGCTCAAACATAGAGAGGCAAATACATACGCCACCCTTGTCATCAGCGCCAATACCAATTGATGATTGACCCTTTGTGTCAACGCTCAACTTGTGTTCGCCATCCTTTGTCAACTCACACTTAAGGTCTAGGTTCACACCAGCACGAATATAAGGCTCTTGCTTGCGCTGTACAGTATCAAGGTGAGATGTCACACAAGGATAGTATTCACCTTCCTCAAGCTTACCCTTGGTAAGATAAACGTTACCATAATCATCGAACTCGTAATCAATACCATTACGTCTTGCAAACTGAATGATATAAACTACCATACGGAACTCATTATGAGTATCTGTAGGAATTGACATTGTTTCAAGAACAAAGTCTTGGTTCAGATAAGCAAGTTCCATGTCATCATTGATGGGGTCTTTATTAACTTCAGCCTCCTCAACCTCATCATCCTCTTCGCTAGGAGATTCTGACTCTTCTGGAGCAATTGTTGGCTTCTCATCTACATTAGTAGTTTCACCACCATTATTCTCTGTCTGAGTGCTTTCTGCCTCGTTAGAGTTATCACCTTCGGTAGAGTTTGCACTCTGTGCTTTCAACTCTTCCTCGTTCAGATTGGCATTCTCAATAACACCATCCTTCTTCTCATTTAAATCCTTTGAGTCATTCATTTTTAATATGCGTTTGATTATTTTTTGCAAAGATATAATATTTTTTTTGTTAAACCAAAATTTTCAAGAAAACTTTAACATTTATTAAATTAATCGATAATTGCACATTGTACCAATGGCGCTTTTGAAGTTGGAGCAATCTGAATTCTGTATTCATTCCTCTTGCCAACCGTTATTGACTTTTCATTATCTATGCCTCGTCTTACAACATTAACACCTATCTTATACCCTAAACTTTTAATAAGGTCGATTCTAAGTTTTAAATCTCTAACGTGGTCAATAAAATAACAAATGTCTCTATAATCTCTCTTAAAATTTTTATTCTTTTTGCTTCTCATGTCTTAAAACTGAATTCAGCAAAATCTTTTTATCACACGATGGCATCCTAAACCATTTGCTTGAAAAAGAAGATAATCCAAAATATTCCTTAATGCGAGTCTTTTCCCTATTTGACATTGAATCATAAGTGCGAATCAATTCGCCCTTAATCAATATATTGGATTGACTTTTTGAAAGGCTTGAAAATGAATTATTCCAATCAACTGAAGGTAAATTGAGCTTTTCAAAGATATGGTGATACTTGTGTCCATTACGTACCTTTTCAATACTAGACTTTGAATCCCATCTCTCTTCTGCTCTCTTGGTAATGGCTTCGTGTGACAAAATTACATTCACATTGTCATTCGAATTATCCATTACTTGTTTACTTCTTCTTTAAAATAACATAATAAAATGATTTGTCAATACCCTCATATGAACTCACTTGAGCCATAGATTTGTAGTAAACATACCATTCTTCCTCATTATACTCTGGAAAAAACGCATCACCATCCGCTTCATCATTAACAAGGGTTAATCTCATCTCTGAAATTAAACCATCATCCATGAACTGACGGTAAATACTCTCTCCACCAATCACAAACACTTCCTTGTTCTCAAAGAAAGCATCACATAATTCCACTGCATCCTTTACAGAGTGGACAATGTAAACGTTATCGAACTTCTCATCAACGCCAAAATCCTCATTTGAAGTGATAATGACATTAATGCGGTTCTTTAACGGCTCACCATTGGGCAAACTCTCATAAGTCTTACGACCCATTATAACAACATTGTTAGTTGTCATACGCTTGAAATTAGCGAGGTCATTCTTGATAGTGTAAAGAAGTTTACCCTCATTGCCTAGTACTCTTTTCTGATTGATGCAAGCAATAGCAATAAATTTGGTCATAAATTAAAATTTTAAAAATCACTTTGTGCAAATATATAAAAAAATAACGTGAGAAACAAATTTCCCACGTTAAAGTTTGTTAATCACCAACAATTAAATCCCAAATATGACTATTAAATAATTCGTTTATTACATTTTCATATTCAAATTCTTTTACTTTCTCAAACATTGGATGTTCTTCTTCCAATTCTTTTGGTTTGCTCATTGGGTGATATGCCACCCTTACCTTAATTGGATATAAAGTACCAACAACATCAGTATCCTCGTTATAAGGATTCTCATTTGGAGAATAATATGCTGTAATCTCTTCTGATATAAACCCATGCATTGCAAGCAAATCGTCGCATTGATACTCTGGTAAGTTAATTTTTATCTCCATATATTGCCTCCTTTATTTTAATCCATTTTCTAACTAATTCTCTATCTTTATCACCAAATTCATATCCACGCCAAGCTGGTGCATTACCATCAGGTTCTGCTAATTTTCCATACACAAACTCCATTGGATTCGGCGGTTTAGAATATTCTGCACTCTTTGGTGGTAAACTATAGTACCTTTTGAACTCATCTTCATTAAATAAAGCAAGATAGCACAATAACAAATTATATGGGTTATAAGTATTCTTGCGTCCGTTATGATATAGATAATTTATGAAATTACAACACCCAAGTATTCTAGCACAACAATCTCTGTCATACCAAACTTCAGTGTATCCTTCATTTTTTTTCGTAAAGTTTTTACTGAAGTTTATAAATTCAGTTGTATTAACATAATCTTTAAACTCTTTTGTGAGTCTACAATCCTTAAGAACCCTCATAACGATTCTAATATACTCACGCTTTCTTTCTATGTCTAAAACTGGTTTTTCTGTCAAATCCATGTGATTCTATATGTTGGTCATTTGTTCTTGTGTCTTCAAACTCTTTATCCCTCAATGATGAAATATACTCATAGAGATTGTTCCACATTTCATATGGGTCAATAAACTTTGGAATATATGTGGAATACAATATTGGATTATCAATCTTTTGCTCCTTCATTCCATCAGAAATTGAGAATTTCTCTTCCCCGCCGTGTAACCAATGATACTTATAATATTCGCAAGGACAAAGACAAATTGGAGCATAAGATATTTTCTTGTCTTTCTCAATGTCTTTCTTGGCAATTAATCCATAATTAAGATGTACCCTTGTATCATCGTCATCGTCAACGTAACGTTCCACCTCGAAATAATAATGGTGATAGCCGACTTCCAACACAAAGTGATATACTTGACCTTCTTTCAGTTCCTCCCAAGAGTTTCTGACCTTATCTTTCTTGCGCCAACCCATATCCTTTGTCTCATTGTCTTGCTCTCTATATTCCAATATCTTCTTGGTATTCCACCTCTTTATGGTTTCCCTTTTCTTGTCACCATATATAGGCTCTTTCCTAAACCACTTCTCAATGTTACTGTTCAGATAAGCTTTTGTTGGGTCTATTGGAAAAGCATCCCTACGGTCATATACAACTAGTTCATCTTGACCTAGTATGCCTTGCAAATGGTCATAATAATCACGAAATCCTTTACCTTGTTTAGAAATTATTCTCATTTTTAATGGCTTTAATTATTTCTTTTTTATTTGTTACAACTTCATAAGTTGGTTTTAACAATGGGTTACTATAGTATAATAGTTTTACACCATGTTCAAAGCACAATGTTGCCTTTCTATTATCTCTTTCAATCTGTTTCTCAAATTCTTCTTCTTTACCGAAAAAACCATTCCATCTAAAATGTTGTTTACCTTGACATTCTATTGCAATATTATATTCTGGAAGGTAGAAATCTAAACTAAGTTTTCCTAACCAATTTAAAGTGTTACTTCTACACTGTTTAATAAAGGTTATATTGTCTTCTTTTAGCATTTTTTCAACTTCCTTTTCCAATTTACTCTCTTTGCAATATGGACATCCTTATATTAGTCTATATTTTTATCTCCAATAACAATATAGGCACTTATGTTCGCACCTATGTGGTTTAACTTTAATTATTTGTGTCTTGTTGGCTGGGCAACCACAGCTATCCCTTTGTTCTGCTGAACCTTCAAGGGTTATCTTATCTGTGAGTTCCAATATGTCAATATCCCTTTGAGATAGGCAAGAAACGCTTTCAATTCCAGGTTCTCCACAAGCCTCCACTATTTCGAATCCACCATCATTAGCGACTTCTTCAATCTTCTTTGCATATTCTTGTCTTAGCTCTAATGGAGCATGGAACTCACCATTGTAAAGCTCTGCTATACCTTCCTCCTTAAAACGCTTCTTAACGTGCTTATAGTTATCTAGGAAGGAAAATCTAAGCCTCTTGATACCAAGTCCACTAAAGGATGTTATAACACCTAGAGCAGTCTCTAATCCCTTTTTGGTAGGAACTATTGGGTCAACTCTAAGAACAACGTGAGAAATGGGAAATCCCTTCTCAAGCAATTCCACGAATTTCTTATATGTTTCCTCTGCTTTTGGGACAAATGGTTCAATACGAGTTTGACCCATTCCAGTTATAGAAAGATGAAGTATTATTTTATCTTGATGCTCTATAAGTTTATCAATCAAGCCATTGCTTAATCTTTTGGTAATTATTATATTACCTTCATAGAGGTTATCAAAAGCTTCCAAGTGGAAAGCGACCTCACAGTTTTCAGTAACCCCAATCCTCTGGGACTTATCTATTTTCTTCTTTGCCATATTAAAAATAATAAACGCTAGCACATAGCATAAACCATATGCCATATGTTAGCGTTATTTAGTTGTTTTGTAGTCTTTTCTAGATTACTTTACAACAATGCTGTCAGCAACTACAGAATCAACTGAATCAACAACAACAGTGTCGATAGAATCAACTGCAACGCTGTCAGAATCGTTTGCGCCACCATTGGCAGTGCTGTTACCGCAAGCTGCAAAAGTCATTGCAGCACAAGCAATAAATGCAAATACTAATTTCTTCATTTTTTTCTAATTTTTAAATTTATGTTATTAGTTAATACCTTTACTGAATGCAAAGATATATATTTTATTTTTTATTTCCAAATATTTCCTTCATTATTTTTATTTTTTCTTTATAAATTTTTTGAACCTTATGATACTTGTAATCAATTCCCACTAGATAACTACTTGAGCGATAATTTACAAACTCATTAGCCTTCCTAAGACAAATATCATCATACTTAGAATCGAACTCGTGGCATATGTATGCTATACCAATTGCCCACCTTAAATTCAGAGTATAATAGTATAAATAGCCTTCTTTGGTTAATCCCCAAGTGATATTATGATTGATAACATTCAATATTCCTAGTAAATTAAGAAAAAGATACTTTTTATCCATTAAAAGTAACATTTTGGTTTTTTCAGTTGAGTGAATCTCAAAAAAATGTTTATAGAAGTCAAATATTCTTTTCCTTAACTTCGTTGGTATTTCATTTATATCCCCCATTTATGCAATATAAAAAAATGTTTTTAATATCATACCATTTAATAGATTTCCAAGCAAATTTCTTAAACTCACCAACCCAATCTACCATTAAAATTTTTTCTCTATCTCCAAAATGGTATTTAGAATGTGATAGATTATGACATACATTGGATAGTTGTTTATAGGTATGTGGTTCAACACCAGCAGCATTGTTGTTTGCAAGATAAACCATATATTCATCAAACAACTTATTGTTCTTTAAATAACGTGTCCATTTCTTGTTTATCTTGCTCTTCTTGGTGTTGTATCTAGAATTCCTTCTAGCCCTATCTATAATTTCAAGAGTTCCAATAGAACGTTCACCCCTCATGACTTTCAAATATTTCCTTAATACGTTTGTCGTGACCAAATGCCCACATATACTTATCTACGTCAGCAATCTTAATCCACTTAATCTCACCTACTTCCTTACCTTCATTGTGCTTCTTTGAGAAAGTAAAATCAGTAGTCACTGTATCATCAATAAATACTGCAAAACGGAATGTGACATTCTGCCTATTAGCTTGAGGACTGTCCTCATAACCAATGAACCTTACCATTGATTCATCTGTAATAAATACTCCAGTCTCTTCATAAAGTTCTCTCAAGGCTGCTGATTTGGCAGATTCGTTAAAATCTAAATAGCCACAAGTCGAGTTCCAAAATCCTCTGAAATCAGCAGCTTCCTCACCTCTTTCTGAAGCTAATACACACCAATCTCCTTCCATATCCTTACAATAGACAAAGATTGCAACTGCCACTGAACGACTAAACCACCCCAAGAAACGACCAAACTCATCATAACAAGGTTGATTAACCCATTTGTTTAGTTCTGGAAGCTTCTTCCTAAACAGTTTCTTAAAAAATTCAATTATTCTTTTCATAATAAATATATTATTACTTTGATGCAAATATATAGAAAAGAAATTAAATAAACAAATTCCTTAACATCTTTTAATTTAAATGGTCAGCATTTCACAATGCCAACCATTCTTAAAAGAAATCTTAATATCTGTAGTATTTGTAGTATCTGTCATCATAGCACTCAGCGTATTTCTTAAAATACCACTGCATGCCTCTCTTTAATAAATTACCTATTTTCTTCATAAAAATTCTACGCAAGGAAACCCACATGCTTTAGTGGTGGGAGGAATTGCGTTTTTTTTTCCTTTTTTTTTATTAACTATTTAATATTTTTTTAAAATATACTAATTAAAATTAATTACTTTACAATCTCTCTATTACGCATTGTTACATTCAACACTCTCAAATACTTTATGTACTGTTCCCTATTGAGAATGTAAGACATATGCTTAATGTTCTTAGCAATAGCATTCTTTGTTACCGCCTCACGATTCAAATCGTTGCACCCAACTGCTGCAAACATCAAGTCATTTGAAAATGCCTCCTCAATTGCCTCGATAGATTCCATTTGGTCTTTGGAAAGCTCCAAATAATGACCTAACTTCTTGGTATTAACCTTAATTGAATACTTCTCAATTCTCTGTACTTCACTTGCGTTATTATCCTCTGCAAATGAATAAGCACTCATGGTGAACAACATCACCAACATTAAAAATACTTTCTTCATAATAATTTTCCCTTTCTTTTTTTTTTTTATTTTTTTATTAAACACAATTTACTTACTTCTTTTTTTTTTTCGGAATGATAATCAGCAACACTTACTGAATACTTTTTGCTGATTTCATCCCTAGCACTTACTAATAGTTCCCAAGCTGTTGCTTGTAAAACTGACCCATCTTCTTATAATATATAACGTTATAATTTTGTTTTTATTCCTTTAACTACCTTAATTTTAATAATTTACTTCTTTTCTTGATGTTGGTCAATTTCAACTGTGTTCGAACACAATGTTTTCGTTCAACGATGCAAATATATACAAAAAAAGTGATATACCCAAAATATTCCAAGAAAAATAACCAAAAATTGGTTTATTCTTGATTTAAGTCATATCCTTGACTTTTATCAAGTTACAAAGAAAGAGCACCCATTTGAGTGCTCTTTAATAAATGTGATAATAAACAATAAACGGGAACCTTTTCTCGGTGGGATTCGAACCCACAAGTGCATAATGCACAAAGAATTTGCAGTTCTTCAAGTAAACCATTCCTTCACGAATAGACATTTGCTGTAAGTTCCCTTATGTACGGAGAGCTAGATTTGAACTAGCGATACCTTTCGGTGCTGCCTTATGAGAGCAGTGCAATTGACCACTCTGCCATCTCCGCATTAGGATTTATGTGCCACTTGTCCCTTATCCACATAGTTAAGAGCAAGATACACATTTTCATCCTTATATTTCTCAATATACTTGCTATTGAGTTTGCCAATAAACATTGGACACCACTTTGTAACCAATCTATATAATCTTGACCAATCGTGAGGGCAAATGATTTTTGGAGTACCATTTTTCTCTTCCCAAACAAAATTATATAGCTGTTTGTTATCAAAGCGTCTATGCCCACCACAGAATCTTATATCCTCATATATTGATTCTACAATATTACATACATCAGTGAATTTTCTCTCAACATTTTCACTAGTTTTACTATTTGCAATTATTTGTGGGCTATCTAAAGTGATAAAAACAATCGCATCACACTTCTTGTTAAGATAATCTAGAATCTCATAGAATGAGAATAATGAATAGATATATCTTCCATTCTTGATGACTATACGACTGTTTTTATCACAATATAATCTAAAATCGAATAATCTAACCCCATAAAAAGAATATTGGTCATCATAATCAGCATCTTGGCATCTGCCAAAACGCTTTAAATATCTTAACCACTTATTACGAGGAGTTAGATATGTCAACGAATTATTACTACCTATAAACATTTTACTTACATTTACTACATACTATTTGTATATAATAAATATTACCAAAATTTTAAATAGATTTTAATACCAATTTACACTAGTATCTTGTACATAATCTGTAAAATTGGGATAAACTGTTCTAATATCATCCCTTTCATTACACCAAATGAAGTCTGGGTCTACTGCAATCTTAGAAGCAGGACTACCTACCTCTGCCCTTAATGGAACTAAACTGCCTAGCTTAAGCACTGAAATATCAATATCCCAAGGTGCTACAATATGGTCAATCTCAAAAGATACTGGAGACAATCCACTCACACCATTTGTTGGAGAATTAGTATTAATCATAGTAGTTCTTGTGATTCCCATATTAGGATACTCCGCAATAAATAAATCGTGTACCTCATATCCGTGAACAAAGAGAGGAAGCGTACCTCCAGCTGCAAGAATGGTTACAGTTGTAATATCAGAACCCTCAGTATATGAAGCATCAAATACAACATCATTGAAGTCAAAGTCAGAACCATTACTAGCACTCAAATCCTCACATATAATACGAACAGTATATCTATTAGGAGTTTCACCGCCACCATTTCCAGGAATAACCTTTATAATCCAATCATTATAGATATAATCCCTAAAGTCTTCCTCATTAGCATTGGCTGGAGCTTGTCTCCAAGCCTCATGGTCAAAACCAATGTAGTAATTGCCGTTAATTTTTTCCATCCTCCAATGGTCGTAAATTCTCTGTCCACCACTCTGAGATGTCTTAAAACTCCACTGAGATGTAGAGGAATACCACATCAACATACAACCACCGTAAGCAGTACAATTACCAGCATTAAAGTTGTTTACGATGTCATCAGTAAGAGTACCAGTTTGTTCCCAAACTACTGGCCAATAACTTGTTTGCACCCAATCTGTAACACAAGCAAGCTCATTCATCTTTGAACCATTAGGACCAGTATACACTTGCTGTACAAAGAAATCCCTAAAGTTAAACTCTACAGTTTGTTCACCCTCTTCCTTCTCGTTGAATACAGCTAACACAGCAGCTAGTTCATCATCAGTAATTGGGTCTGGTTGAGGCCAATCAAGATACTTATCATTGTCATCGTGAGTACCCCATTGATTTCCATTAGTCTGCGCTGCACGAGTAAATGGCAGAGTTCTAGAAGCAAATCCCCAATCTTGGTTAGATGATGGTTTACCAAATGTCTTTACAAATGCAGCATTATACTCATTTGTAATTGCTTGACTTGGATTGTACTCGATGTCGTGCTTAGTACAAGAACCAAATGCAACAATCGTCATTAACATTAAAACAATTTTCTTCATAATAACAATTTTATTTTAATAATTTAGTTTTTTTCTACTAGTAAAATGGCTGCTAGGGTAGCTAATCCTAACAACCATAAAAGTCCTCAATCCCAATCTGCTTCACGTGATAGCTAGGTGATTTAAGATTCTAACTCCTTTTAAAATAACAGCATTTGCGCATCTATTTATTTCTTGCTGTTAACATTGCTCTATTAAATTAATTGAGATAGCGATTCTTAATTATAATTAAGGAATTAGAGTTTGACTTTTTTCTCGTATTCTATACCGTAATTAAAGAATTTCTCACAAAGTTCAACCACCCTATTCTGTGACATCATCGATGGCTCACCAAGCATTGCAATTCTTATTTTCTTACGTAAATAATCCTTCTTCTCTGTGTCCATCTTAATGTCCTCCTTTCTTAATAGGTTAATCTCTCCAAAAATTCATCCTTATCATTATCTTTATTGTATATACCCATATCAAAGATACATTGATGGCTCAAACCTTTACACTCACATCGGTTATAAAGCTGACATCGTTCATTACACGGAATCATAATTTTTAAATTTTTAGAGAAATATTATTTTATTCATTCATTCCATCTTCAATGACATTCTTATCATCTTGACGAATCTTTTTTATTCTTCTGTGGTCTTCTACATCTTCCCACTTTGATGACCACTTTGTTCTAGTCTTCTTGAGTTGCTTTACTTCATGAGCATCATCAGTATCAAGCTCTTTCCAAGTTTTAGGGTGTCTATGTCCTGTAGGAGCATTTGGGTCATCAACATACCAACCCATTCTGTCCTTTAACTTAGATATGTACTTGATGAAAGTCTTCCACCTTCTATATGCTCTACCTCTCTTATTGTTCATATAAATATTCGTTAATATCTAAAAGTTTCAAGGTGTTCAGTTCCATCATCCAACTTCACACCGCCATCATCTATTGGTCTACCATTCCTTAACCATTCATCATAGGTGAATGGACGCCAGTACTCTGCGAAGATGTCACCATTACAGTGCATATTCCACAGATACTTTTGATATTCTCCTTTGTAATTTCTATTTGTAAGTGTACTCATACTCTAGTTTTTAGACTTTCCAAAATACTTACTTCTTCCCTTTGTTGCATTTTTATTTCTACTACCGTAGTTATCTGTCATTGCATGACAATTAGGGCATAATACTTGAAGATTCTCTTCTTTATTATTGCTTGAATCGCCATCAACATGATGTATTTGGAGAATAGTATTATTGGTATATGGATTTACTCCACTAAAGCCGCATTTTTCGCATTTATAATTGTTTTTTTCAAGAAGATAATGTTTAACTGCATCACATGTTGAAAAACCATTATTTGTTGAACCATCTACCTCTCCATTTTTCCATTTTTTTATAAATTCTTTTCGAATGTGTTCATGCTGACATTTTAAAGAACAATATTTATTGCTTTTACTTGCGCTTGCATTTTTAATCTCAGTGCCACAATTTAAACAATAATATTTTTTCTTTGGGTCATAGTCAAAAGAATATTTCTTTTTTTTACTCACCTTGTAAGTACCATCAAAATCTGGATTTCTTCTTTGTAAAGAATGAGATATTTTGGTTTTTGAATCTTCACTGTGTTTTCTTCCTTTCCCTACAACATGTGCAGCACAAGAATGGCTACAAAATCTTTTTCTAAACCTATGCTTGCCTAATATTTCTTTGCCACAGAATTCGCAATAATTGTGCCTTTCTTCTTTTTTAAGGAATAAATCATTATATGAAATATTTTTTTTATTACAGTATCTTGTTATTCTATTTCTTAATGATTTATTATTTTCCCCATAAATTTTAAAACTACATTCGCTTAAGGAATGTGAACTTTTAATAATATTAACAATATCAATAGCTTCAAGATTAAATTTATCCATAATTTATACTTTTATTATAAATAGTACCAAAATAGTTTTTTAAACCATATTATGGATTTTTTTTATCTATATAGTTTGAACACCACATGGGACTCGAACCCATAAGACCTTTCGATACCTCTTTAGGAGAGAGGGACGCTTCCAATTACGTGCTAGTGGTGCAATTAGAAAAATTAAAAGGTTTGCTATCCATTCTCCGAAATAGCAAACCTTTTGTTTAGATTTTAGCGTCTACCAAGACGGAATCGGTGTCCACCAACGACTGGAGTACCATTGTCAATCACCCTAGTGGGTGCTGCTGGCAGCTCCTTGTACAAGTGCTCTTCCTCAAAGCGAGGCTCTCGTCTAACGAATTGACCGTTAGCGCCACGAGCTACATTTTTAGGTGTAGGCATCTTACGTGCAGCTGGAATACCATACTGATTCTCACGAGGCTGAACACAGCCATTCAGCAACTCAGTTACTACGCAAAGCAGTACTGCTGAAGCTACTGGCAATTCGGGCACGTCCTCAATCTTGTAGACCTCGTTAGTGCCAAGGTCATATGCCAAGATGGCGTGATTGTGACATGAATCAGCCTTAATGGTACGTGCAGTCTCACCAAGACTAAGCTGTCGTACTTCGTTCTCAGGTACTGTGGCGCACTCTACGTGATTCTCAGAGAGGTGGTAAACTACTAAACGGATGTTACACTTGCAAGAACAACGGTCAAGAATCTCAGCCATTGGACTCTCATTTGAACTAAGTTTTCTGTAATTCCACATAAGTCTCTTTGTGTTTAAGATTAATACTCGATTAAAATTAAAGGTGGGTGCCCAAGAGCTTGAACGCCCACCCTTTGGTTCTTACTCAAACCACTGATTAGACAGTAGGAGTGAGGTCAGTGTCATCATCACCGAAGAACTCCTCAAAGGTCTTCTCGGCAATCTTCAGCTCGACATTCAACTCGTAGAGGCGAGTCTTGGCATCCTGAAGGTCTGATGCCCACTTGGTGGGATTCCAACCCTGCACACCAGGACGCAGTGACTGCGTGGTGTCAGGAGCAAAGTCGGTCAAGTTCTGAATCTCAATCTCGACCTCAGCGATGTCGTTCTTTAGCTTCTGAACGATGTTCTGCTGTGCAATCTTTGCTTGAGTGTTAATCTGACTAGCACGTGCTACAAGAGCCTTTGAGTCATTCTGACTCATCATCTGTAAAAACTTACCCATAGTTGTGTAAAATTTTAAAAGGTTAATAAATAAGTGAATTAATATCGTTAAAAACGTTTGTTTCTCATTGACAGTGCAAAGATATATTTTTTATTTGTAATTTCCAAATTTTAAATGTTAATTATTTGTTAAAAAATTCATCTTTGTTTTTAACTGTGTTTTAATGTCTCATTGACAGTGCAAAGATATATAAAAGTTTTGATATTCCCAAATTTTAAATGTTATTTTTTTGTTAAAAATTTGTTTATTCCTTTATTATTAATAGATTCTGTTGATAATCGATGGAAAAATTGCCCAATTTCTTTAAAACATTCATTCCAAGTAGCACTGGAGCATTTTGTTGCTCCATAACATCGCATTCAACATCTTTAATTGGAATGTCACCAATCGTTATTTCATCTATCTTAATAGTATAACACTTAACTTCCTCACCATTTGCAATAATTGCTTGAGTCTCCTCTGCCGTACTATCTTTCAATAGACCTTGCTTTCTCATGAACTCATACTCTACAATAGATATGGTAAGATTGGAAGCCCCAGTGTCCAATAACATCTTCATTGGAATACCATTAACCTTTGTGGGAATGTAGTAACAATTGTCACTGTGTTCTAACTTAACTGTCAACTTAAAGTCTTTCTTGGTTGGCACACTATCAACTTTTGGAATAATAGGCGGTGGAACAACTGTTGTTACTGTATCTTCCTTAATACCTAGCACTTTTCCTTCCAACACGTAATACGCTCGTGGAAATAATAAGGAAAAGCCATAAATAAAGCCCATAATTACAATGATAGTGCATATGAGCTTGGTTAGACAACTTGATAAACTAAATTTTTTCATCTATATTTTATTTTGAAAACATTTCAAATGCATCATTTGCCATTTGACTAACTAAATCAATCTGGGCAGAAGCAAGAGAACTTCTGAACATTCTCTTATTAATCCTCTTTCCCTTCAATTTTTTTGCGACTCCTTTAACGCAATGTATCTTCTGTGAACCTTTCAATTGTTCTTCCTCAGTGGAGTAGCCAATATGTGTGAATCCCAAGAAGCTACCACTCTTTTCAATCTTGCAGATTTCAACATGATTTGCATCATACTTGAATTCTCCAGTACGAACCTTAATCTGCTTGATGTATCTCAGTGAAGGGTCTTTAATGCTCTTACCAACAGCAAACATCGAATCAAAGAAGTTTGGCAATTTCTTGCTACCACTAAGGCTATTCTGCGTGATTGGCGAACCTAAGTTTCTCTTTGGCGTATGAGATAAAACTAGAATGCTAGCACCATATTTTTTCTTTAAGGTACAAAGCTTCTGCATAAGCTTTCCAGCAGTAACAGCAGTGTCTTTCATATTGACAAGCCAACTGAGGTTATCTACAATCAGAATCTTTGAATTGAATTTCTGAATATTGGCTTCAATGGCATTAATGATTACATCATCAAAACTTTCCTTTGTAGTCTCACAATAATCCCTTACCTTATCAGCATCAAGCTCAACTCTAATAAACTTGTCACTGAACTTAAAAGTGCTCTTATTCTTCTCGTCAGTGTAACGAAGCTCAAACTGTTTCTTGCTTAACTCAAAGTCATAGTAGAGAACAGTTTCATCCTTACCCAACTTCTCAGCAATGGCATTGCTAATCTGTACGGCAAGAATACTCTTACCGACATTAGCATCTGCAAATAAGCAGCATACCTCATTCTCAATCCAAAACTCCTTCCATAGTTTTTTTGGATTCTTCTGCACCTTTGCAGCCTCGATTGTCTCATTGGCTGTCATTGCGCTAAAGATGTCTGTTAAATTTGGTTTTTCTGCCATTACTCTTGTTTTAAAGTTAGAGTTATTTCGTTATTATCGTAGTTATAAACCCTATCAATTACTTTCCAATAAAACCCACCTAATACCACAGTATCGCCTAATTCCAATACTAATGCAGTATTATTAACGTAGAAATACATGTCATGCTTTACAAGTGTCCCACATTTAAGTATTTCTTTCAATGTGTCATCTGTAAAGTTATCTGGACGAGGGAAATTCCCTTTAACGATATACTTCTTAATGAAGTCTTTATCTTCTGAAATATAAAATCTAGTTCTAGTATAACAATCCATAACGTTTTCTTTTAGAGTACCCCCTAGAGGAATCGAACCTCTATGAATAAGATAAACGTGGTATAGGATTCGAACCTATGTTTAGACCTGCGATGCCACTCGTCCTAGTCCACTAGACGAACCACATATATCCTATCCGTCCTAACCATTAGACGAAGGAAGTATAGCGGAAATTGATTTTGCTAGCCTTGCTCAATTTCCATAAGGCAAGAGTTGTACTCAACCAACGAGACGGTTTAAAAACCCAACAGAACCATATTCCGACAACCCGTTCAGTTGCTTAAGACAACCACCCTCGTGGGTTTAACACGTCCAACCATTACGTGTTATAGGAAAAGGGAAACCCACCACCCTTGGAAATTAGTGACTAACCATAAGCCACTATTTATTTCACATTATAAATCATACCAGCACCACCGTTATTGCCACCAACTACAACATCAATGTTGGCATCCTTCTTCTTCTCAATAACCTCCCATTTGCGCAATTCAATAAATTGTGGGATGGTCAAACCAAGCTCTTCACGATAAGCCTTATCAGCCTTTGCTCTTTGACGTTCAGCCTTTTCACGTGCCATTTCAACTTCAGCTTGACGTTCTTGTGTTTGTTTTGCTTGTACAGCCTTTGCAGTATTATTCATCTCCTCAAGCTGTTTGTCATTAGGAGTTGCCTTACCAATGGTTACTTGCTTGATAATGATAGGAAACTCTTTATCCTTTGATAAGCTATCAACAAACAACCTCATTCTATTCAACACTTTTGCATCAATCTCATTCAAAATTGAACGATTGCTCATAAGGTCAAATGGGCTATGCTGAGAAATATGGTCACGCACAAGATTGCAATATTCATTATATAAGTTTGTATTGAACCAATCAGTACCATAATTCTGCAATAGAATAGGAGTTTTACCTTTCTTAATCTGAGTGATAATAATTGTATGGAAATCCAATGGTGTGTTATCATCACTGAACAAGTCATTCATATCCACTTGATGTTTAACTGGAATAATCTTAAAAGTCTCACTGTGAGTTGACCACCAACACCAAGTCAAGCCACTCTCCACAGCATCATCATCAACACCACCGTGTCCAAAGAACCAAGGCTTATAAATCAATACAGCCTCCTCATCTGCATCTGGTGATACACTATGACAATTTGTCATACACAACATTGCTACAAGAGCAATCATACACATTGAAAAAAACTTCTTCATATTTATTCTCTATTTAAAAGTTAATATTTTCGCTGCAAAGATATGTTTCCAAATTATTGCCTTAATTAATCCTAATTCACTATGAATGGAATATACTTAACGCTTTATCTTCTCTTATATCCATATACTGATACTTGATGTTCCCACTAAGAGTAAAGTGTTGCTTAACAACGTCAATATCAGATAATTCGCAATTATAAAAACAACCGCTAGAAGCTCTATATCCAAGAACTTGCATGTTGCCAAACTCGTCATAGATGCCTTGTAAGAAATCAATATAACTCTTGAGGTCAAGCTTCCGACTATCACTATTCTCCCTAGCTATCTTTGCTATCTCTCTTGTCTTTTCAACGAAGGTATTACTGAGAATCATTGGCGACATTTCCTTACCTTTTTTCTTCGCCTCATCAACAGTGATTCTTTCTTTTTCTACGCCATTGATACTTACAATTACATTTTTCTTGTTCATGTCGATTTTTATTTTATTTGACGCGGAGAATG